AAGGTACTAACAAGATTCGCGATTACATCAATGCCTCGATGGATTTTGTGACGGACATCCAAAGCAGAATGCTAGATATTACCCAAACAATTGAGCAAGGTCTTGCTACTGCAATTCAAGGTGTAATCGACGGCACTCTTACCGCTTCTGAAGCCTTTGGTCAGTTCTTTGCAAATGTCGGCAAAGCGTTTCTGCAGATGGCATCGCAAATTATTGCGAAGTTGATTGTCATCCAATTGCTCAAGGCCGCCATTGGCTTATTTGGCGGCGGGGGAATGCCACAAGGTCAAACCTTGGGTGCTGGCGGCGGCTCCGTAACAAACAATTTGACGGGGCAAAAATTCGGTACTTTTGGTCCGAACTTTGGATTCCCAATGGCTAAAGGGGGCATCGTGACTGGCCCCACAACAGCCCTGATTGGCGAAGGCAGCATGAATGAGGCTGTTGTACCTCTGCCTAATGGCAGGGCGATTCCAGTCGATATGAGAGGCGCTGCAGGCGGCAATGTCACCAGTAATGTCACTGTAAATGTCGCTACTGATGGAGAAACAAACAGTTCTAGTGGAGATGGTGCCGCTAAACTGGGCAAAGCAATTGATACTGCAGTTCGTAAGGTGATTATGGACGAGCGCCGCTCTGGTGGTCTTCTTTATTCAGGACGTTAGATATGGCTGATCAAAATTTAATCATTGATCTCATTATGGGTGTTGAAGAAACTACTTCTCACCGTGTACGTAAGTTTGGATATGGCGATGGGTATGAGCAGATTCAGGCGGACGGTATAAATACAAAAGTTCGCGAGTACAATATCACCACTATTCCTTTTACTCTTTCTGAAGCACTTACGCTTAAGGCTTCATTAGATCAGGTTTGTGCTGGCGATTTCTTCAAGGTCAGTAAATCCAATGGATTACCTCCCTTTATTACTAATGAGGTCGTTAGGTTTCGTCTTGTAGATAACAAATACTCACTCACAAGTCTGCCCGCTTCTGACAGGTTCCAATTTACTTTTGCTCTTAGGGAAGCATTCTCGGGTTAGGTACTTAAATTGCTATGGGACGTTACTACGATGACAAAATAAGTACTGCCGGATTAGATCCCGCTAACCCTTTTTTCCAGGCGTTGGAAAACGCTGCAAACGCTGTCGACCGTGCAGAAAGCGATTGGTACAAAAGGCGCAGGGACGGCTTTGATCAATTAGATTTTGGCGATTTTAATAAAACAGATGGGCAGGTAGAGCGCAAGTATGCAGAGTTAGTCAGAGGTCTTTCAGTTTATGATTTCAAATCTACTTTTGATTCTGTAGGTCCCTCCAGAAAAGATGAGACTGGTGTCTTCAGGTTTGTCCGTAATACATTTGACAATATGGGCATAACGGAAGGATATTCTTCTGAAAGGTATGTGGAAGGTGAAGAAGATGACGATGGCAATGTTAGCTATGTGGTTGCGGATGATGTTTTGAGATACCACGTAGGTCGTGGTAAGGGTATGGTAGATACTTTGTATGAGGATTTATCTGCTTTCACGACTAGTTCTTTATCAAGTAAAAATTTCTACCGATTCATAGATGATGACGAAGACCCTGGCCACGTCCGAGTATTTGACGTATTCAGGGGATTCGGAGAAGTACCTTTAGCGTGGAAAGCTAAGAGTGGATATTCTGCTCAACAACTGCAGGTAATGAACGCTGCTGGAACTGACTACAACAACCAAGTCGGTCCAAAAATTACCGCGTATAAGAGCACTCTGGCTAAGTATGAAGGTGCGGGCGGTGGCCCGATTGATGGTGAGTTTTTTACCGGCACTCCAGACTTTCCGTATGAAGGTTTTCAGGGGAAGAACACTTCGTATAACAGGCCCAACAATCTAGAGCGTGATCTAATTAAAGAAACCAGAGGCATCGGATCATGACTTTCAAAACTGACGCGGCTATTGATCTATATACTGTTGATATTGGTTCAACCCGCACTGCAAAAGATTGGTCCGGTCCAATTAATTTGGTTCCTGCCAATCAGACAGATGGCAAGCATGTTGATTATATAAATATTGCAAACAAAAACGTGCGATACAGACCAACACATATGAGTGTAAGTGGTTTTGAAATCTCTGGATCAAATAAACTACCGCAGCCAAAAGTGACGTTTAGTAATATGGACTCTGTATTTACTGATATCAATAAGGAGTTTGATGATTTAGTCGGTTTCAGGCTTATAAGGATTAGAACTTATGCGAAATTCCTTAGCAAAATTAATGGCACCGTCGTCCCTACAGCTAATACCGATGCTCATTTTCAACCTGATATTTGGATGTTTAACCGCAAGATGGAGGAGAATAATCAGTATTGTGTCTATGAACTAGGATCTTTATTTGATGTAGAGGGCATCCGATATCCTCGTCGACGAATGTATAGTAATTATTGTCCGTTTATCTATAAAGGTCCTGACTGTAAAAACACATCTACCTTCAAGGACTGCGGGAAAACATTAGCTCAGTGCAGGGAACGGTTTGCACAAACTGGTGGCGATCTTCGGTATGGCGGCTTTCCAACAGCTACCTGAATATGTCTAAATTACATACTGATATAGCTAGGGCTTGTCTTCAAGAACCGGGCAAAGAAGCTTGTGGTGTTATCCGTGGTTCTGAAGTTATACCACTAAAAAATATGTCGGATGAACCTGAGAGTTCTTTTGTGATTGATGCTAGGGATTATTTGACTTATCTTCCCGAGATTATTTACCATTCACATCCAGTAGGTGATAATGGTTTTAGTGAGCAAGATATTGTTGTCGCATCAAATTTAGGACTCACTTCTTATGTCTATATCGTAGAAGCTGACAGACTTGAGCGTTTCTCATCTGAAACAGGAACAACCGTATTTGAAAAGGTACTGGGACGATGATGCAGATTAAATTTGCTGGCGAGATTGGTCGTCGCTTTGGCGCAAGCCATCAGTTCGCTGTAAAAACGCCTAACGAAGCGATTCGTGTTTTATGCCAGCTTGTGCCTGGTTTTAGGGCGTTTTTAACGTCAGCTCATGAAAGGGGGATTTTCTTTCAAATAATTACCACTAATCAGAAACAAGGTATTAGTTACGACGATTTGGAACTTGGTTGCACATCATTTACCTTAGTTCCTGTGATCACCGGCAACTTTTTTGGACTTTTTAGTGGCAAGGGTGGTGGGATTCTTCAAATCCTCGCTGGTATTGCTTTAGTCGCCTTTGCAATGACAGGCTTTGGAGCGGTTGCTGCTGGCTCGTTTATGGCAGGAGTACAGACAGCAACCATGTCTCTAGGTTTTGGTCTGTTATTTTCAGGTGTTGCGACTTTGTTTGCTCCAGGTGCGCCTGTAGGCGGGAGAAACAAGACCGAAGGCCGTGACGCCGATGATGCAATTTCAGCGGGTGCAGCGCCTGTCGCTGTCAATGGTGAAACAGTTCCCCTTCTATTTGGTGAGTATCTTGTTTCTAGAATGCCTGTTATCTCTTCTTATATCAAAGACAACGAAGGCTTTTTTCTGGGTCTTATATCAGAAGGTGTAATTACAGGATATCCATCCGGTGGTGTTGAAGAGAACCTCTATTTAGACGGACTTATTGCGAAGTCAAGTGTACTCACTGACGTTGAATTAACAGATGGTACTCAGACATCAAAAATCATTGACAATGTAGATTCTGCGGGATTTAGTATTGCCGTCAATGCTCCATTTAATGCCCAAGGTGGCGACTATGATGGCAGTGATGATGGTGTTTCTAATACGCAGGTAACACGAACCTTCACTCAGAAGGAAGCAGATTTTGTTCGTGTTCGTTTGTCTGTCGGACCTGTTTATCAGTCTAGAACCAGAAGTAAAAGTAGTGGTTCTGAGCAGAATTATCGTGATTACACAGAAACTGATGATTCAGGAGGCGCGGATAATCCTACTAGGATGATCATCAGGATTTTTGATGGTGATGGAGTACAAATTGCGTCAAAAGATGAAACATATAGACTGCAAACATCAACAAAGTTGCATGAATATAAGTTTGATATTTCGGGGGAGAAAACACCTATTTCAATACAAGTAAGCAGGGTCGATAGAAAAGGCCCTAGGGGACCTGTAACCGTTACTGGTGGCTCCAGCCAGCGTCAATACAGCTGGGCAAAAGGCGGTGTTCAATGGGTATCGGCAGATGTGACTTGGTCCGAAAATCTTGTCTACCCATTCTCGTCACTAATAGGTTTGCGTTTTAGAGCCGGTGAATTCTCACGCTTTCCTCAGGTTCAAGTTCGATTGAAAGGTATCAAGGTTCCAACATTAAATTCAAGCTTAAAAGTCAACTATAAATTTAGTAAGAATCCTGCGTTTATCTTGCTGGGTCTGCTTACAGACCCTCGTTATGGTGCAGGTCATCGTGTTTACACGATTGACGGTGTTGAACATGTTCAAGCCGGGATAAGAATGGATGATATCGATCTCGCGTCATTCAAGAAAGCAGCAAAATATTGTACGAAACATAAAATTGAGTTCAACGGTTATGTAAATAGAGACTCTGATGCCTTGGAGTTATTTAGAGGAATTGCTTCAACATTCCAGGCTCAGATTATTTATGCCGGTGGTTTTATAACTCTGGTTTTAGATGATGAAGTAACTGATGCAGGAGATATTAGGCTCTATTCTTCCGCTAATACGATTGCTTCTGACCAAGGGGGCGAGGCAGCACCGCATTTCACTTACGAAGGAACAGCACGTAGAGCCAGATCTACTGCTGTTGAAGTCAGTTATATCGAACCCGCAGAGTTTTATAAAGAGAGAAAAACTCTTATTGAGGATCCAAGGGCGATTGATCGGTACGGATACAACCTACAAAGTATCCGTGCGCTGGGTTGCACCAGTGAGGACCAGGCTCGTCGTATGGGGCGTTATACCCTGGCATCCAATACTCTTTCTACTGACACCGTTTCATTCAAGGTAGGGCCGGACGGTGCGATGTTGATTCCGGGTGATGTGTGTTTAGTTCTAGATCCCCTGAAAACTAACCTTGTATCAGGCGGACGAATCAAAGCTGTCAGCAACAATTCAATTTCTACAGACAGAGAGTTGACAGATAAAAATTACAGTTCTGATTACAAGCTTTATGTTTATGGCAAGTCCGGTGTCGCGCAAAAATATGATGTTAGTTCAGTTTCAACAAGCGGCGCAATTACTATTTCGGGCAGTTTTGGCAATAACAAACCTACGACAATGGATATGTGGGGTCTAGTAAGAGAGAGATCCGATTTTCAGTCGGAGAAAGAACCTTTGTATCGAGTTCAGTCAGTAAAAGAAGAAGGTGATGGAACATACGCTGTTATTGGAATTAAGTATGACAAAGCCAAATTTCCTTATGTGAACGGCGGTGATACTGCGACATTAAAGACTGGTGGCTATGGCAATAGGTCTTATAAGGCGGCTAGAAAGCTAACCGTCAAGTCAAAGTCAATCAGTTTTTCGCTACGTACACCGGACTAATGACGGCTAATCCTGAGGCATTGATGACTATTACGTGGGAGGCACCTACCTTCCCGGCGTATGCGACTTGCGATGCAATCATTCCTGGTTTTATTTTTGGAGGTGATGAACTTGACTCAACCGTAGATCGCTATGAGGTTGAAGTCTTTAATAAAATTCTTGACGCCTATATCAACAAAGGCTATTTCTACACTAATCAGGCCGAATTTAGGGCAGCAGATTTAGGGGACGCTAAAGTTAGAATACGAGCTATTACAAGAGAAGATATTAAAAGCGACTGGGCAGAATCCGGTACATTTTCTCTATATGGCTTCATCACAATTTTTGGTGATGTCAGGAACACAATCTTTTTGAGCTTTGTCTGATGACGCTGTATGGTCGCGATGCAAACGGTAACGATGCCTATATCCGAGGCACCGGAGCAGGGACCACGACTGATGGTCATGTCACATTCCATGATGTGTTTTCCGATGAAATTAAATTTGCTGCTGTTGATCTGACAGCGTCGGGGGATCTTCTCACCGCTGTCGCCGCAACCAAACTCAGAGTCACAAGCTTCAGTTTGAGCAGCGATGTTTCATGTGCTGTTCAATTCCAGAGCGAAGCGACTGATGATATTTCTGGTGTCTTTTACCTAGATGGCAACCAGTCAATTTTCCAAAACTGCGAACTAGGGATTTTTGAGACTGATTCGGGAGACAAGCTGAATCTTGTAATTACCGAAGATTCACTTCCAGTTCGTCTTGTCGATGCAACTGGAGACACATTAACCATTGAATCTCATGGTCTGAAGTTTCGTGAGGCTGTGAAAGTTGCCTCGACCGGCACGTTGCCAGCAGGTCTGACGGCAGGGACTGTTTATTTTGTCGTAGAGGACACTGCCGACACAATCAGGTTGGCCACCTCTGCTGCTAATGCATCACTTGATCCAGCATCCGTCGTTGACATTACTGATGCGGGATCTGGAACGATCACCGTCACCCGCGCTGTAAATGTCGGAGTGACTCTCAGTTATAGGCAGGTTGCGTGATGACCAAAGTCTTTGGAAAGCTATTTGAAGATGGGCGCGATGGTTTTTTAATTATCAAGCCCTCTAAGCCTTTCTTCGGCTGCAGCAAACATGAAAAGCGTTTCCCTGTCAGCGAAGGGTCTGTCGACATTGAACTTGCGCCTACACCTGCCGGTATTCAGTATTTGGTGGCATTTAAAGAACCCGGTGATTTCAGTCGTACCGAGTTCACTCTGAAGTGGCGCGTACCCGCCGTTGAGCAACTCGATATCTCACCAGCTAAACCCAAGGTTAAAGACCCAACTTCAGCACCTGGGTCTATCTCAGATCAAGTTCAATTGAAGCGACTGGCGACTGAACTCGCGTCAAGTCTTCAGCAAGTAGCGACACTGCAGCAAGAACTTAGGCAGACTCAAAGCCGTCTGGACGATGTGACTTCTAAGTTTGATACATACAAGCTTTCTGCTGAGCTATCACTTTCCTCCAGAGACGCAGCTATTACAAGCCTCAAGGATTCCTCAGAACCCGAAATTCGCACTGTTTATAAATCAGTTCCAGTCCCTGCAGCACCCCTAAAGCAGAGAATTTCATTCTTAGAGGATGAGCTAGAACGTCTGAATAAGATTAATAATGAATATTACCAGAGTGTCGTCGAATTGCATCAGTTAAAGTTAGATAGAGCGCAGAGTCTACCTTCTCCAGGACCTATTAGTAGTCCTGAAGATACTCCGAGGCAGCGTCTTATCAACAAGCTCTTTAACAGGTA